GGCCAGCAGGTTGGCATGCCGCAGATGCCGTCATTCAACCCCTCCGGCCGCGCCGAGACGCCCAACATCCTGGGCGCCACGCAGATGGGATACGACGCGCAGCTCGGCGCCTACAACGCGCAGAACGCGGCCTTCGGCAACTTGCTGGGCGCGGGCGCGCAGCTGGGCTCGGCGTTCCTGTTCTCTGACCGGCGCCTGAAGTCCAACATCAAGCGCGTGGGCACTCACCCGATCGGGGTGGGCATTTACACGTACACAATGATGGGAATGCCACAACGCGGTGTGATTGCCCAAGAGGTGCAGGGAGTGCGTCCTGACCTGGTCAAGCGCCACGCCAATGGCTACCTGCAGGTGAACTACGGAGGCCTGTGATGAATGACGATCTGATGTTCGATTACCTGCTGCAGATGGGCGCGATGCGCCCTGAACAGGAGGAGCTCAAGCGCAAGCAGGCCATGGTCGAGGCCCTGCGGGGCCAGGCCATGACGCCGATGCAAGGCCAGATGGTGGGCAAGCACTACGTGGCGCCCGGCATCGCCAACGCCATCGCCCAGATGGGCACGGCCTACATGGCCGGGCAGCAGCAGAAGGGCGTGGACAGCAGCGCCATGGACATGAACAACCGGCAGCGCGCCGCGTTGGAGGAGATGCGGCGCCGTCGCAGGCCCCAGATGCCGGGCGCCTACGGCATGCCAGACACGGGCGACGGCCCGGCCTACTGAGGGGGCAACATGGACCCGATGCTGACCTTTGCCGAGGACGTGCAGGAGCGCAAGCGGCGCATGCTGCCGCTGTCGCTGGGCGGCCTGCAGTCGAACGACGGCACGCTGACCAACACCGTGCAGCCTGGCCGTGCTCTGCCGTCTGCGCTGCGCACGCGCCTGGGCAAGGTGCAGCAGCAACTGGACGACATGGACGGCCAAGAGGTGGACACCTCGGCGCTGCAGGCCTTTGCTCGGCAGCAGGGCGAGAGCGGCCAGACGGCCATGCTGAACGCCTTGGCGGCTCAGTACGCGGGAGAGAACTTCCAGCCGGTGCAGGCGCAATTCCTCAAGCGCGCCGCGGCCGCGGCTGAGCCGATGAAGATCGGCGGCGGCATGATGACCCCGCAGGGCCAGTTCATCAAGGATCCGTTCGCGCAGCGCGATCAGCGGCGCACGGCGCTTGAGCGCCAGGCTCTGGGTCTGGAGCGCATGGCCACCGAGGAGGAGCGCACTGCTCAGGCGCGAGAGGACAGGCTGGCCCAGCAGGCCATGGTCAACGAGTTCACGCGCCAAGGGAAAAACCTTCAGGAGCGGATGTTTGAGTGGCGGAAGGCTGAGGCCGCCAACAAGGGCGGATCTGCCGTGGGTTCGTTCTCGCCGGCCGGCTTCACTCCGCAGGGTCAGCAGGTGGTGACCAACACCAAGAGTGGTGTGAGCTACGTCCTGAGCCTGCAGCCGGATGGCACGCCCAACTACACGCCCTATCAGGGCGCCATGATCCCCAAGGGCACCTTCGACAAGGAGGTGGGGGCTGCGGGTGATCTGTCTGCGGTGGCAGCTCGAGCCGACACACTGGTCAAGATGGTGGAGTCCAACCCCGACGCGTTCGGGCTGCGCAGCGCGGCCGTGTCTGCGTTGCCTGGTGCCGTGCAGGGCTACGCGGCCAAGGCTGTGGGGCTGACGCCTCAGCAGCTGGAGGCGCGCTCGACGGTGCTGCGCCAGGCTGCGCAGGAAATCAACGACCTGTACGGGGCGGCGCTTTCGATGGGCGAGCAGGCTCGCGCCAACACCTTCCTGCCCAACCCGTCAGACCCGCCTGAGATGCTGATGAGCAAGCTCAAGGCGGCGCGCGATTGGGCCAAGACTCAGATGAACCGCTACAGCCCGGCAGTGACCAATGCGGCCACGCAGCGCTCTGGCAGCGCATCACCGCCAGCTACTGGCGGCCTGAGCCCGGCTGAGATGGAAGAGCTGGCGAAGCTGCGTGCCAAGCACGGGAGGCAGCCGTAATGGACCCGCGTCAGGAACTTGAGGAGCTTCGCCGGCTGGAGGATCTGGAGCGCCGGCTGGCGTCTCAGGATCTTGGCGAGGTGCGCAAGCAGAAGCAGGCGAGCCAGGCCAACGTCTACGCGGGCCAGAACGTCGGCCAGATGGGCTCTGTGATGCGGGGCCTGGGCGGGGCCAAGGCCGCTTGGGACCGCGCTGCGCTCGGACTCAAGGACATGTTCACCGACCTGACGCCGGAGGACAAGGCTTTGCTGGATCAGGGCAAGGCCTTCACCGAGCAGGGCGGCACTGCAGCCACGGTCGGCAACATCGGCGCCGATGCGCTGATGATGGCAGCACCTGCCCTGCGTGGCCAGCAGGCCATCATGGCCGGCGCCAAGATGCTGCCCAGAGCGGCCCAGTTCATCGGAGGAAGGCTCCCAAGCGCCGCGCTGGCCAGTGGTGCTACCTCGGCCGCGCTGACCCCAGAAGATCGCACTGGCGCCTTCTACGGGGGCGCTGCTGGCGGAGCTGCGGGTGAGGTGGCCGGGCGCGTGCTGACCAGGGCCCTGGGCGGCGTAGTGTCAGACAAGGTGACACCGGCCGCACGCGATCTGATGAACCAGGGCGCGGATGTGCCGATGTGGAAGGCGGTGGACGACACCACCCGGTCCGGTCGCGTGCTGCGCAATGCTGCCGAGCGGGCCAAGGTGCTGCCGGTGGCAGGCGACTTGATCCGCAGCCAGGAGCGCTCCGCGCTTGAGTCGTGGAACCGCATTCTGGTCAAGGAGGCCACGCCTCCGATGCCGGTGCTGGATGAGGCTGGCAGCGTGCTGCGCTTTGAGTACGACAAGCCCGTCACCGCCGTGGGCAGCGAGGGCCTGCGTGAGCTGTCCAAGCGCTTCAACGATTCCTATGGCGCCCTGTACGGCACCCGCGGCGTGCCGGTGGATCAGACGTTCACCTCGCAGCTCAAGGGAATCGTGAACGACGCCAAGGCCTACATGCCGGGTGTGGCTGACGATGTGGCCGGCGCAGTGCGCAGGGCTGAAGACACGCTCATGGACCTGACATCACCAACTGTCACGCGCCAAGGTGGACAGACGGTCGGCAAGGGCATTGTCAGCTCGCGCATCAAGGCGCCGGTAACGCAGACGGTCACGCCTGGCCGTGAAGTGGTGCCGCACAGCAACGTCAAGACGGCGCTGGACGACATCAACAATGCGATCACGGCCGCCTACAAGAGCGGCAACGGTGAGAAGGCAGAGGCGCTTTCTGCGGTGCGCTCGGCCATTGAGTCGCTGCGCGCTCGAGGCCTGCCGCCCGAGGTCGCCGCGCAGGCTGACGAGATCAACAAGGCCTACGCGAAGTTCAAGACCCTGAGCCGAGCCTCCAGCATGCTGGGCGCGCAGAAGCAGGGCGGGGTGGTGACACCCGGCCAGCAGCTCAACTCCATCCGAGCCCGCGACAAGTCGCCCGACAAGGCCGCCTTCTCACGCGGCACAGCGGCCGGCCAGCAGCAGGCGCTGACAGCGCAGCAGGTCTACGGCAACCAGCTGCCCGACATCGGGCCTGGCACTGCTGAGAAGCTGCTGCCGTTCGTTGGCATGGGCCTGCCAATGATGGGCATGGACGCTGGGGCCACAGCGCTGCTGGGCACGCAGACAGGCCAGAACCTGTTGATGGGCAAGTACGGCATTCAGGGCGGCGTTCGCAACTACAGCCCGTTCCTGATTGAAGCGCTGCGCAACTATGGCGCGGCCGTTGGAAACGATTGAGGAGTTTGAGACATGCCACGCAACGCAAGCGGCACCTACACCCTGCCGTCAGGCAACCCGGTGGTGGCCGGCACCACGATCGAGGCAACCTGGGCCAACACGACGCTGGACGACGTCGCCAACGAGCTGACCAACTCGCTGTCGCGCACGGGCGCTGGCGGCATGCTGGCGCCGTTCCGGCTGGCTGACGGCACCGTCGGCGCCCCGGGCATCGCGTTTTTGAACGAGACGTCCTCGGGCCTGTACCGCCCCAGCGCCAGCAACGTCAGCATGGCGGTGTCAGGCGTGAACTCAATGACCTGGAGCAACGCCAACGTGGTGGTGCCGTCGGCCATTCAGTTCAACACGTCGAACTGCGTCATCACCGGACTGCCTACGCCGACGGCGCCAACGGCCGCCGCGACCAAAGGCTATGTGGACGCGGCCCTGTCCGCAATCATCACCAGCTCGACGCGGCAGACCTACACCGCCACAGCCTCGCAAACCACCTTCTCCATCAACTACAACGTCGGCGCGATTGACGTCTATCGCAACGGCGCCAAGCAGGTCAACGGCACCGACTTCACCGCGACCAACGGCACTAGCGTGGTGTTCACTTCTGGCCTTCCGGCCGGCGACGTCGTTGACATGGTGGCTTATGGCGCGGTGGCTGGCAGCACTTCTGTGCAGGTGATCAGCACCAACACGGCCGCCGTCAACAACTGCCTGTACGTCATGACGGCGTCCTTGACGCTGACGCTGCCGGCCACGCCTGCGGTGGGTGACACGATCAGGATCAGCAACCTGTCAGGCACCACCACCTGTGTGGTCGGGCGCAACGGCAGCAACATCCAGGCCCTGGCTGAGGACCTGACAATCGACAGCCTGAACGCGGCGATCACGCTGACCTACGCAAACGCCTCTTTGGGCTGGGTCTTTGCTTGAGAAAGTAGCACCATGAGTACCCTTTCGCAATTCATCTCCGGCGGCAAGTCTCAGTCGCAAGTCTTCACCAGCGGCAGCGGCAACTGGACGGTGCCCGTGGGCGTCACCAGCGTGCGCGTGTTTGCGGTTGGCGGCGGCGGTGGTGGTGGCGGGGGTTACACCTCGACATACCGCGGCGGCGGAGGTGGCGGCGGAGCGATCGTGGATATCGACCTGGCCGTGACCTCCGGCGCGTCGGTGGCCTACGCGGTCGGCGCAGCTGGCACGGCCGGGGCCATCAACGGCAACGGCGGCGCGGGCGGCAACACGACCTTCGGGGCTGTCACGGCCTACGGAGGTGGCGGCGGCGCCAAGGGCCAAGTGGGCACCGATGGGGGCGGCGGTGGCGGCGGCGGGTTTGGCGCTGCAGGCTCCGGCTCTGGCAGCAACATCGGCGGGGCTGGCGGTGCGGGCACCGGCGGCGCGGGCGGCGACAACGGCGTCGGCGGCTCTGCTGGCGTCGTGTTCTTCAACGGCCAAGGCGGCGGCGGTGGCGGTGGTGGCAACGCCAACGGCGGCACCAGCATGAGCGGCGGCGGTACTGCCAACTCCAACCGCGGCGGCGGTGGTGGCTCCTACGGGGCTGGTGCTGCAGGCGGCGCTGCCGCGGCAGCCAACACGGGCGGTGGCGGTGGCGGCGGCGCGATCAATACGGCCGGCAACGCTGGCGGCTCCGGCTATCTGATGATCACTTGGGTGGGGTGACGAATGGGCAAGACATCAAACCTGGCAAGTCTCAGCAACGCCTTGCAGGTCAGTGGCTCTGGTGACGTGGGGGTTGGCGTTGCCAGCCCCTCGGCCAAGCTCGACCTGGGCGGTGACTATCGAGAGCTCGTGAACACTGCCAACAGCTCCACCGCGTACACGATCAACCTGACCAGCGGAACGATTCAGATCATCACGCTGACGGGCAACTGCACGTTCACCTTTCCGACAGCCACCGCGGGCAAGAGCTTCCTGCTGCTGCTGAAGCAGGACGCCACTGGCAGCCGCACGGTGACATGGCCTGCTGCAGTCAAGTGGCCTGGCAACACCGCGCCGACTATCACCAGCACAGCCAGCAGGCTTGACAAGTACGTCTTCACCGCTGACGGCACCAACTGGTACGGCAGCAACGGTGGGCAGAACTACACGGTGTAAACCATGTTTTCAGCTACTACCGCGGCAAACGAATCGCTACCTGGCCAGCAGGCATACACAACTCCTGGCACCTATTCATGGACCTGCCCCGCCGGCGTTTATAGCGTCAGCGTGGTTTGTGTCGGAGGCGGCGGTCCTGGCTACTACGAATGGTTTGGTGCTTCTGGACAGAACAGATCTGGAGGTGGTGGTGGGCTTGGGTGGAAGAACAACATAGCGGTAATCCCTGGCGCTACATACACAGTTGTAGTCGGAGCTGGCGGCGCAAGTAGGTTGTCTGGAGGTAGCAGTTATTTCATAAACACAAGCACAGTTGCAGGACTTGGAGGCGATTCTGCGCCTGGTAACTATGTTGGTGATGGTGGAGGTAGAGGTGGTTATTACTTCATATTGGCCAACGGAGGCGGGGGCGGCGCTGGTGGTTACACAGGTGTTGGCGGTGACGGAAACAACGCATCCGGGAATGCAGGCGCAGGCGGGGCCGGTGGGGGTGGCGGCGGCACCAGAGGCGGCGGCGGTGTAGGAATTTTTGGTCAAGGCTCAGACGGAACAATAAACGGCGGCGGCGGCTCTGGCGGCTCAAATGGAAGCGTATACAACGGCGGTGGTTATGGTGGTGGCGCCGCAACGGGCCCTGATACTCCAGGCTCTAATTCGAATTACGGCAGCGGCGCTGGCGGAGCTGTCCGCATCATTTGGGGCTCAGGAAGGGCTTTCCCGTCAACCAACACGCAGGACATGTAAGCGATGACAGACGACGACTTCCGCCGCCTGGAGGGCAAAGTGGACAAGCTGGGTGACGCTGTGCAGAAGCTCATCCTGGTGGAGGAGCGCCAGGCCAATCAGGGCGAGCGCATCGGGCGCGTCGAGCAGCGGGTGGCGGCCGTGGAGACGGCCACCTCCAAGACCGACCGCACCCTGCAGATGTGGATCAACCGCGGCATCGGCGTCTGGGGCCTGGCCGCCTTGATCTTCACCCTGGTGCAGTTTGGCTCGAGGTGGGTCAAATGATTGAGCTTGTCGGTGGGGGCCTTCTCGGCTCCATCTTCGGTGGTCTGTTCAGGCTCGCGCCTGAGGTGCTGAAGTTCTTCGACAAGAAGAACGAGCGCCAGCATGAGCTGTCCATGTTCACGCTGCAGACGGACCTGGAGAAGGTCCGCGGCCAGTTCCGCATGGAGGAGAAGTACGCAGAGCACTCCACGGAGCAGCTCAAGGCCATCCAGGAGGCCTTTAAGGAGCAGGCGGCCACCGCCAAGGAGGCCGGCTGGTTTGTCGCTGCCGTTTCCGCGCTGGTGCGGCCTGGCATCACCTGGGCGCTTTTCGGTATGTACGCCACCGTCAAGGCGTCCGGCCTGACCATCGCCGTGCAGTCAGGCGCGCCCTGGCAGGACGTGGTGCTCAAGGGCTGGGGCGCTGACGATTTCGCCATGCTGAACATGGTGCTGACCTTCTGGTTCGTCGGCCGGGCGATCGAGAAGTACCAGGCCCATGATCGATGACGCGATCAGGCTGAGCGCTGAAGCGCTGGTGCGGCCCTTTGAGGGCTACCACCGGCGCCTGCCAGACGGCAGCTGCAGGGCCTACCCTGACCCGGGCACGGGCGAGCGGCCGTGGACGATCGGCTGGGGCAGCACAGGCCCTGACATCGGGCCGGAGACGGTCTGGTCCCGTGAAGCGGCTGACGCCCGCCTGAACCATGAGCTCGAGGGGTTCGCCTCGGCGGTTGTCAGGATGTCCCCGCGACTGCTGCGTGAGCCTGACAGCCGCCTGGCGGCCATCATCTCCTTCGCCTACAACTGCGGCACCGGCAACTACCGGATCAGCACGCTGAAGAAGCGCGTGGACGCGGGCGACTGGGCCGGCGCCAAGCAGGAGATCGTCAAGTGGAACAAGGCCGCCGGCCGCGTCCTAAACGGTCTGACCAGGCGCAGGCAGGCTGAAGCGGCACTGCTCTAACTCTGTGCCATTTTTGTGCCATGTTTTCGTGTCACAGGCCCTCTGCACTCATCGCTGAGATTCGCTCACAGAGGTGGATATACTGACCGAGCGTTTTGTGATTCTGGGACTTCCCACCGCTAAGTTGTTGATTTACAAGGAATGTTGAGCGGTTCTCGGTGAGTTTGTGTCATTTTTGTGCCATTCTCACCTTCAGTGGTGGCTGTAGCTCAGTTGGTAGAGCTCTGGATTGTGATTCCAGCGGTCGTGGGTTCGAGCCCCATCAGCCACCCCATCCCCCTCACAGGCTGACCCGTTCAGCCGCCGCGGCCAGGTGCTCTGGCGACAGGTGCGCGTAGCGCTGCACCATCTGCGGACTGTGCCAGCCGCCTAGCTCCTGCAGCACCGACAACGGGGTGCCGGCCATCGCGTGCCAGCTGGCCCAGGTGTGGCGCAGGTCATGGAAACGCAGCCAGGGCACGCCAGCGCGCGTGCAGCTGGCCTTCCAGGTGTTGCACCACACTCGG